GTGGTGCAAATGAAATTGTCTTTAATGAAGATGGACGATCCGATGTAGACGTTCGCATGGAAGGTGATGGTGATACTAACCTTTTCTTCTTGGATTCCTCTACGGATCGGATTGCCATAGGAACTTCAAGTCCATCAGAAAAGCTCCATGTAATAGCATCAGGAAGCAATGAGGGAGTATTGTTCGCAAACTCAGATAACCATTCTAATTTATGGCTAAAAGCGGGTGGCAATTATGGGTGTTATATTCGTTTAGAAGACGCTGGAACCAGCAACTACAAACACCACATTAATCTTCAAGCAAATGGTAATTTATACTTCAGACCAAACGCAACTGGTACTGAAGGCAATCAAGTTGTCATAACGCAAAACGGTGATCTAGGCGTGGGAGAATCAGGGCCGACTGAGAAGCTCCATGTCGCTGGCAACGCAAAACTAACTGGAACTTTAACTATTGGAGCATTTACGATTCCGAATACTGACGGCTCGGCAGATCAGGTTCTAAAGACAAATGGTAGTGGAACATTAAGTTGGGTAGATCAAAGCGGAGGAGGATCTAGTGGAGTTACGGGATCGGGAACTACACATTATGTTCCTAAATTTACTGCGTCTGGGACTATAGGAGACTCTGCAATTCAACAACGATCAACTGGAGGTAACTACACTGGCTTCGGAATGACTCCTAGCTACCCTGTTCACGCTTCGGGTATTATTTGTGCTGAAGATGGAGCAGGGACAGTTAGATTAATAGGCACAGCTTCAAGTGGGCAAATAATAGACTTAAAATCTGACGGAGGTATTTTTAAAATCAGAAATGCTAGTGCTGGTAACGAGTTATACCATTTAAAAACTGGAAGTTCAGGATACCATAAATGGTACATCGCTGACTCTGCTAAAATGTACCTAAGTAATTCAGGTTATTTGGGAATACTAAGCACAAGTCCGAGTTATCCGTTGCACGTTGTAGGTGAAGCTTATGTTTCTTCTAGAATGGCAATTGCCACTACTGTTGACTCAAGTTACGGACTAAAAGTTGCTGGTTACATTGCCTCATACGGTCACACAACTTGGTCAGACTACAGACTAAAAGATGACACCTCGGTTTGGGATACTTCTGAAGCTGCATCATTAGTAAAAGACGTTCCTGTTTATAGCTACAAGTGGAATAACAAGTGTGAAGCTAAAGAAGTACAAGACCAAGACAGGATCGGATTCCTAGCACACGAAGTCAGCGAAAAGATTAACAAAAACAATTTAGTAATTAACGAGAAGGACGGGAAGAAATATCAGAGCGTCAATCAAACAGACATGATTCCAATACTTTGGGCAGCATTGCAGGACGCATTGAAGAGAATAGAGGAGTTAGAGAATAAGTAATGGAAAACTCCCACACAATAATTGAGGTGCTAATGGTCGTGTCAATGTTAGGTATCTTGTACTGTAGAACAGAACCATGAAGCGATATGATTTATTTTTTGTAATGGGCTTGGCGTACGGAAGCTCGTTGTTAGCATTAGGTTTGATCGTAGTAACAATATTGAAACTGATTTAATGGCAGGAGAACTACAGAACATATTCGACGGAATCTACTCGGCAGTAGTAAACGCACAGAAAGCAGTTGAAGAGAACTTATCTAACAGTGTTAGAGATGGGTACTTCAATAAAGACGGAACTGCAAAGACCGTGAAGATGACACTTAACGACAAAGAAGTTGAAGTGCCTTTGTTCACCCTAGTTCCACATAACACATTAAAGATAGATACGTGTGAGGTAGACTTAGAAGTTAACCTGGATCACGACGGAGAAAAAGCAATTGGCTGTTTGGGTAAATTAAGGAAATCCAAAATGGCTAACGTAAAGATAAAATTTTCCAGCACAAGTCAAGCTGAAGGCATGGCTCGTATTGGGGATAACCTAATAAAACTAATACCAACAATATAAATAAATCATTATGCCAGGAGCAGACGATAAACAACTAAAAGACTTCACCGGGTTGCCCATTAGCAGTTTGGTGTCTTCGCCATTAGTGGCCGCAGCCGCTTCACAGAAGCTGTTAGCAGCCGAAACGCTGAGATTTGTGTCAGAGATCGGCTTTGAAAAAGATCCAGATGATCCGAAAAAAACAAGAACTCGCACCGTCGATGTCGAGGTTGAGCAATTAATCAAAGGAAGAACAACTCCTCAGAAACGAATGGTTAAGATGCCGCTACTAACAATGGTGACGATACCTAACCTGAGTATCTCAGATGTGAAAGTTCATTTTGATATGGAGGTTAAATCCCATTCAGAAAATACAAGCTCAACAGAGAATACACAGAAAGATGAATCCAAGACTGAAGGCCATGCTGAAGTGAGTGGGCATTTCTGGGGGATTGGAGTAACAGCCGGGGGTAGCCACTCATCAGAACACACTGGAAGCGTAACAACTAAGAGTGAAAATACTAGGGAAACAGACTTCTCTGCTCGTTACAGCATTGACGTTCAAGCTACCCAAAATGCTCCAGCAGAAGGACTTGCGAGATTTACACAAATGCTGGCATCCACGTTGGAACCAGTAGATACAGAAGCTAAAGGATAATAATGGCTAATACATATAAATGCGTGAGGCTAGAACCTCGCCACAAATCGGATGACCCTAACTGCGTATGCGAAGTGGTCATAGGGCTAACAGCAACAGACGAAGACGGGAACAGTTCATACATTGACGGGGTCTACCAATATCCAATGGATAGTATGCCAATGCTTAACGAGTTCAAAGAGCAAGCAAACACTCTAGTGTCGCAGTTCGCTGCTGATAACAATTGGATTGCTAGTTTAGACTCCCAGATAGAAACACAGAAAGCCCAACCTAAAAACGTAGATAGCTTTGAGGCTCCAGAAATAACGGTTGATACTACTGTTGAACCCACACCTGAGCCTGAACCTGATCCAATACCTGAGCCAGTTGTTGAGGAAGATACTGAAGAAGGGGAGAATCCTGGGGGAGAATAAGCATTGCTTACTTTTACCTTGACGTGTAACCTAACTCCGTTTGGTAACAGCTATGGAAGACAACAACAAAAACGAAGAACAACTAAAAGCAGCTGTGCAGATTATTGCCCAGGTTGCTGATAGAGCAATGGTTGATGGCCCAACAGGAAGGCAAAGGGATCAGGCAATACAGATCCTAGCGCATCACTTTGGGTTGTCAGATAAACCGGCGGATCAGCCGGAAATTGTAATGCCTGAAGAGGCAAGCAGTGAGTCCAATTGACGATATAAAGGTTTTAGTTAGCGCAACGGTTGGCATTGGGAATTGGTGGCTAGAAGATCTAGACCTTATTCTTAAATGCGCCGTTTCGTTAGCTACCCTTGTCTATATCATCATGCGGTGTAGAAGATTAAACAAAAACGAATAACATTATGCTTAAGTCAAAAACCCTCTGGGGAGGAATTACAGGAATTATCGGCGCATTGGCGGGATACATGACAGGTGAAGTCGAGATGGGTGCCGCTATTAATATAGCCATAACATCTCTATTGGCCATATTTGTACGTCACGGTGTAAAGAAAACTGAGAAGGCTGTTACTGGTGAATAATGGGCTGGTTGTACGCCCTTATTAGATCGTCGGCTCTAGGTAAATTGCTAGAGTTTATGATTAAAGCGTTTAAAAATGCCAAGGCTGACGCACACATTTCAAATAGTCATCGCGATATTCGTGCTGCTATTAAGCGGGTGCGAGACAAGCAATCCCAGACACAAGAACGTCCAGAGGATAATTAACACCCATCAGAAGGGGTTTGAGGATGCGATTCTAGCTAGTCCTGAATCGGAAGCATTCGTCCAAGACACACTTGAAACAATAGGAACTCTTGAAGGTGAACTAATAAGAAGGGAATGATGTGTCCACAGGGGTCAGGGGGGAGCTTCTTGCGGCGGAAAAATTGGTGGCACATGGATGGTCTGTTGCACTTCCAGTAGACGCACCTACTTTCGACATCATCTGTGTCAAGGGGAAGCTGAATAGAAGGATCCAAGTTAAGACCACAGAGGGCATAAAGAACTACGAAGGCCGCTCTCCTCATTATCAATTTCAGCTAGGGCGGGGTCTTCATTCTAAATTCAAATACGCTAAAGGGGAGTTTGATTTCTACGTTTGCGTAGCTCTCGACGCACCTCGATTCTGGGTGTTTCCGTTTTCTGATATTACAACTTTGACCATGAAGATATACGAGGCAACGGATCGCTATGCTAAGTTTGAAGACGCATGGCAACTGCTCGAAAGGTAGGAAAT